TTTGAATGTTCGACTAAATGCTCTATCAGCAATTCCTTTGTATAGATATTGAGAGTTGTCGTCATTTGAATGAGAAATCTTACCGGAAACTAACAATGAGTCTTCTTTCAATTCGACCTCAATGTCCTGTTTACCAAATCCTGCAACAGCAATTTCAATTACATACTTGTTCTCATCAGTCTTAATGATATTATATGGTGGGTATCCTGCCATTTTTACTGTATTCATTGCCTGAAGTTGTTTGACTGCATCTTCAAAACCAACAGTAAACGCGCGATAAGTATCAGGGAAAAGCGTCATCGATATCCTCCTTTAAAAGCAAGGTTATTAAATAAATCAATCGCCATCTGGCCAATTGACATTCTATATATAATCAAAAACCAAAAAATGTCAACAAAAACACATATTTATATTTCTGCTATGATATTTTGGTATACCTATTCAAATGAAATTGGTTGTTTTTTTGGATATGGCAATCGAGTATTAGGATCATTAGAGAAATTATAAACACTACAGCCACGCTCACTGGCTTTTTCTGCAAACCGATTATAGATATTTTTTAAATAATTGGGATCATCTTTTGAATGTTTATTGACCATTCTGTCAGGATCTGGAATACCATTTTTAATAATGTCTAATCCTTTACCATAGATGTGAGTGTGGCCATCTTTGTTTGGTGTATAATTCATATCAGCACCAAGAAATCCGACTACGTTTGGTTTTAAGTTTTGCAGTGACCAATATGCAGCACAAAGAGTAATTGAAAACCCACACTGACCATGCCCACCAAACGCTCCCAATGAATTTGAATAATTTGATATTTCTATTTGATCAGGCTTGATTGTTGGACGATTTCCTTTAAAGTCGCTGGAACGAACCCAATACTTCCAATCATCAGTAGCCATCCATCCGTGATTAATAACAATGATGGTCCAACCATTATCGATGTAATTATACTCTGTGATCAATCGTGAACTGAAACCACTTGCTACCAATAATACCTTTTGCGATACTTCGTAACCCATTATAGTCTTTCGTATTTGTTATTGTCTGTTGAATAAATTACATTACGAATATCAAAATTGGCAATTGCTCGAGCACAACCCGGACAAGGTTTTGCTAATCCATAAACAAACTTTTTATCAACATTGTTGCTATACTTTACACGGCAGATATAAAGAGAACACTTGGAAAGCTGATCGACTGAAATCACCCGCAAAGCATTTTTAATACAATCATTTTCAGCATGCAAATAAATCGAATCTTTGTTCTTTCCATATCGTGCTTGAAATGGATGAGTTTTCTTTTTATTTATTCCAAAAGAAATGATTTCATTTTTATAGACAAGAGCAGCCGCAAGTCGAGCATTAGCTACTGGCTCAACTGCAACTGCTACTTTAGATAACATGTTTAATACTTTTAAATCTTTATTAAAGCCTCGCAGTACCGTTGGTACTGGAGGCATTATCGGTCGCGGAAGTTCGATCACATTGTTCATTTTGTTTCTCCTTAACTTACTTTCGCATGTCCTTTTCAGTTCGGTTCTGAAAATAGTGTTTTCCATCCTTATTAGACTTATTTGGAGAACCAAATTTTTTTGAGTTTGGTGTTTCGATCGCATCAGGTTCAGTCGTTGAATGAAGAATCTGCCGAACCTCTCTACGTTCACGACGATGCTCAATCTGCTTATATGACTTATCAGATTCAGCCTTAGCATTTCCAAACACCGGAGTTTTCTTGTAAGACTTAGACATATTATGCTCTCTTTTCAAAGGATTGCGAAAGGTTCGTTTTCATTGACCAGAATACGAGTGCGCATCTGCTGATCGTTCAGCACTCGAATCGGGCTGAACAATTCGACTGTATGCTGAACTGTGCCACCATACTTTACCCGAGAATCAACAATTCGACCCATGTAAGGAGCCATATCCAGATAAACGCCGCGAATGGTCTGACCGGTGCGATCCCAGCTCATCGTATTCTCCGTTAGTTGATTTCGTGATCGTAACACAACTCTGGTTGAAAGTCAATATCCACGACGACTGATTTCATGCTCAATGACGTCATAGTCTTTGCGAATCCGCGCCCAGAGAGCGTCATCGCCTTCGCGATCAGCTTTAATGCTGGCCATACGTGCGCGATTGCGAAGGATCATGAGCTGCTTGATTGTCAGATTGCGGACGTTCATCTTGATCTCCGTATGCTTGATCATGATTTAGTTATAATGATTTCAGCAGTTCCTGTCAACTATCTTTTAGACTTTTTTTCGTCCGATCGTGTACTTTGAGCAGAGTTCCCATTCGTTTTTTTCTTTGAATGGTAGAATTTTAATGTGAGACATTGGCGCTCGAGGCGATTCGCACGTGTTTGGATTATCAATAGTATATAGATTCCATTCGGCTAATAGATTAGCAATCGTATTTCTACGAGCGATGTCATCATCAGTAAAATCGGTTTTCTTACCATCAAGCGCAAATAATTCTTTAAAATGAACAATATAATAATTACCACGCTTATGAAGAATGTGACATGATTGCCAAAGCTTCTTCTCTTTCCTGGAAGCAATTCCAATCCGTGTTAATGTTTCTTTAATTTTCAAAAAATCTTGATCTTCTTTTACAGAAATCTTAATAAAAGTTTCAATCATTTAACACCACCCTTTTTTTGTTTTTCTTTAATCATTTCGATTTGAGATTCTGTTAACGCAGACAATACCTGTTTAGCTTTATTAACATTATATTTATAGATTTCTTGAATTAACTCAATATTTTCTGAACTTACATTCTTCTTTTTTGGCCATTTCTTGAATCTATTTTTCTTTTGAATAGAATTATAATAATAGTCATATTGCATTTTTTTATCAATATGACTATTAAGATTCATCAGATTAGCATATAAAATAGTATCTGGAAATAGAGAAAAATTGCGATTAGTAATGAATGGATTATATTCATTTTCAGTTAGCTGATCGATAGAGTATTCATGTTGATTGATAGATTTGATGAAATCAAATGGATTCATTATTGCCACTCCAGTTCAATCGCCATTTCTACGAGTGCAGCCATTAGATTGATTTCACTATCTACAGAGAATGCTGACTGATATTGATATTTAGCAAGAATTAGTACTAGTTGTGCGATTGAAGCTGGTTTTAAAAATTTATTAGACATGTCGTATAGTTTACGATAAACTTCAGTTTCATCAACATCAGAATTTGACACCCAATCACGCATAGCATTAAAATTCTTTTCTTTTACAGCCTGAATAAGTTTATTGATGGAAATTTCATCGAAATCGGTCAGAATACCAGAATCGATTTTCCCATTGACAGAATACTTTTGAATTTCATTGATAATTTTTCTAAAGTCTGGAAAATGCTTGGCAACTAACTGAACAATTACTTTTTTGTCATATTCAATAGATTCCGTATTGAGAATGTGTTGAACACGTTCAAAAATTTGTTTAGCCATTAGAGGCTTATCTGCTTGTGTGAACTTGAACTCGATAAGTGAACATCGAGAATGTAGTGGTTCAATAATTTTGTGCTTATAATTACATGTAAGAATGAAACCGCAATTGATTGAAAACTCTTCCATGAAGTTACGAAGTGCTGGTTGCATATGATGAGTTAGATGATCTGCTTCATCTAGAATTACATATTTGCGCCCGCCTTTCATAGAAACAGAAGATGCGAATTCCTGAATTTGATTGCGAAGAGTGTCTTTGTTACCATCTAATGATGCGTTAATAATCATATAAGAGCAATTTAATTGTTCAAGCATTGCTCTAGCTACAGTCGTTTTACCAATACCAGGACGACCGGCAAGAATTAGATTTGGAATATTTTTTTGTTCAATATACTGATTGAACATTTTCTTATAATTGTCTGGAAGAATTGTTTCATTGACTGTTTTTGGACGATACTTTTCGACGAACAAAAATTCTTGCATAATGTATATTTCTCCTTTGTCATATCCAAAACAATAAAGTACCAACTATATTACTAGTTGGTACCAAATGTCAATCACATAAATTTAGATTTAGTTGAAATAGCAACCCAGTATTCAATGATCTGACTCTTAAAATGCGCGATTCCATCTTTAGTAATTGAAACGGTGTAATCATCTGGAATCATTTTAAGTTTATCAGATTCAATGACAACTGAAAATGTTTTATCAGTAATTCCAATTTCTGTTGAGAATAGATCTGAACTTTCATTCTTTGTATTAATTGCTTGAACACTTAGAACTGATGAATCGCCATTGAAACAAATTTCATTAAAACCAAGAATTGACATGGCTTTAAGCACTTCTTTCAAAACATCAGATTTAAGTTCAAAACAAACATCGATGGATGGTAGTACGATTTCTTTATCATCTGGTGGTGTCTTGATTAGTTCAGTATTGCAATAAGTATATCTTACTTTGGATCGATCTTGAGTGATTACCATATGATTATCCAAGAATTCTACATCAGAATTTTTATTCAGAGATAGAATTGCTAAGAATTTAGATAGATCATAAATTCCTAGTTTGCGTGGGAATGTATCTGGAACTACAGCTTTAGCAAAAATAGTTTCAGAAGCAGAAATCGTGCGTAAAATATTACTAGAATTAATTACAATAGAAGGATTAATTGACTGGAAGTTTTGAAGAATTGTCATAGTTTCATTGCTTAGTTTCATAATATTATCCTTTCACTTATTTCTTTTTCTTTTTCAATTGACTTGTATCTGCTGTAGCAGATGCGCCAATTTGAGCAAGATCAACTAGAGAACCACCAAAGATCATTGTACCAACATGTTGGAGTTTCATCCATGGGCAAATCCATGTTTTCATTTCAGCTTCTTGGATCTTTTGACAAAACCAGTAGTCCTCAGACAGATAACGTTTAGATTTTGGATCAATCTCAGATTGGAAATACATCATGATCTCGCGCGATCCATCAAAATGTTCAGTTCGAACGTGATCTGGTTTATAAGAATATTCAGGAAATGTTTCATTGAACTTTTCAAAAGTTTTTCTGCGTACCATCATGAATCCAGTGCCAATTTCAAGAACTTCAACTGGTTCACCTAGTGGAATTTCTCGTTGACCTCCCTTAGGATTAAATACATAGTCTCCAACGTATTTGTCAAGGATATTTGGATCTTCGTCAGCCATTCCTTTGTCAACCGCTAGCTTAATCTTTTCCCAAGAAATACACTTCTTTGGATATGGGCCACCAATAACATCATATGGAGACTCATCAGATTGTAGTGCCATTAGAGCAATGACATCGTTTGGATTGAATCCAATGTCAGCATCGATGAACATAAAATGCGTACAATCTGATCTCATGAATTCATCGCAGCAATAATTTCTTGCTCGAGGAATTAGAGACTCATTAAATAGAAAATACATTTTTAGTTCAATGCCATAACGAACACATAGTGCAGAAAGATCTGCGATAGAACGTGTAAACATACCCGCGCACATTCCCATTATATTCATATAAGATCGCAACTCTTATACCGCTTTAAAGCAGCTTTATATTACTATAAAGATTAGACTATATCTTCATCCTATTTCTAGGAGCCAGGCGCTTCGAGAACCATTCGCTTGTTCTCTACTCCATTACGGATAGTCGTTGAACCTTCTTCTATTGGAAGCTTGGCTGCTGATAGCCCCTTTAGGGTGTCCCAGCAATTCACCTGGTTATCATCATTAAATTACTTTAATGCGAGGCAGAATTACCATACATAGGAACGGCTAAAAATAATTTATTTCTTCGTAGTTGTTCCATAGGAACTTTAATTTCAATAGCCATTATTTAATCTCCTTTTTCATAAATTTACCAGTTATTGAGCATCTAATTCTCTCATTGTGATTTATACACTTCATTTCACTGCGTATTCTCCCTTTAACCCATCCACTACTAATATATATGTCTAGTTCATGTACGTCAATTCTTTTTGATTTGGTTCCGTCATTTATCCATATCGTACCTACGTGATTGCCATTAGCTTTTAAAAAATTATTTAAATGTTTTTGTTGCGTTTGTACATTTTTAAATTGGTTTAAAGCCTTTATTCTAAGAGCTTCTTTTCTTTCAGAATTTTCTAAAAACCAATCTTTTCTTTTTTTACTAGATTTTTTCTTTTCTTCTTCAGTTTTTTTGCGACCGTGTTTTATTTTTCTTTCTTCTAATGAAAGATTACTTTTTAATCCTTTATTCCATGGTATAGATCCTTTTTTAAAACTGGTGCTGTTTGGACACATTATTGGAACGGATGTTGTGGAATTTTTGGTATTTAACCATTTATCGTTTTTTTCAACATTAAGTCTTCTTAAAACTTTTTGCTCAAATAATACAGCTTCGTGCGCCGTTTGAAATATTTTTCTTACTTGAATAATATCAGGATCACCATGTTTTTTTCTATAAAGTTTAACTATTTTCGACGAAGTAAAGTATTTTTTCCACAAATCGCTTGGATTAGCTGATTTAGCATATCTAACACCATAATAATATTTGTTTGTACTAGACCACCCAATTAAATAACAATATGGCTGATAAATAGACATCGCTGATACCTCCTATATAGGTTTAGAGTAGGTGGGTGCTTCCAACACCGCGACCTACGTCTATTTATATAGAAGAATATTTTACGCGCACATTCCACCGTACATAGGAACGGCTAAAAATAATTTATTTTTTCGCAATTGCTCCATTGGAACTTTAATTTCAATCGCCATTCTTATTATTCTCCTTATAATGATCAACGTGCATCAACAAAACAATATAATGAATAGCTTTTAACAGATCATTTTTATTGTTTCCATTCTTTTTACCATAACGCCATAGATACTTTAGTGCCGTATTCCTAAAAGTAGGACTAGAATCACCTAAAGCAATCCAAGCATCGAAACATTCGATATTCTCTTCTTTAGTCTTGTAATGTTCGGAATATGTATTTTTAAGATAAGTTTCAATTTCGTTTAGAATATCATCTTCATTATATTTAAAGTTCATCAAACCCTCACTGAAAAAAATTATTAAGAGATCGATTACTCTGATAATCGATTTTTAATGATGCATTATACTGCATTACATAATCACTGTCAACAAGTTCTCTTTCTCCATTCAAGAATGCTAATACTTCAGTTGCCATATCAGTAGCGGTTTGCACAGGAACATTCTGACAAATATGATTGGCATTACTTGGTGAAGCATTAACTAATTCAAAATCTTCCGGCATTCCCATGATACTCATCGCTTCACGATATGATATATATCTGTCTTCTACAGGATGAGCTAACATTACTGGATAATGACCAACAAAAGCGCCAATATAGTCTCGTGGAATAATAGTATTCCTGCGCATGATACTTTGACCATTTTTTAGTTTTTCATGACGACGTTTACATTTTTCTACCTCTTTTTCAAGACCTTTTTTTTTCATCCATTCAGCTACTTCAAGATAATTCCGATATTTTTCAATATAAGCTAATACATCAGCATTTCTAGCATTTTCTGGCTCAATTATTGAAGCAAATTCTTTATGAGTGATACCGGAATGAATTTCTTCTAGAACATAACGATAATATGGATCATCTTTTGATGGTATTTTTTTGTTAATAGGTTCTGTCTGAAAATTAGATTTTATATTAGTAATAAGTGTTTCAATTGGGATGTATTGTCTATTATAGAAATTGAGAATTGGTGTTTTATTGCCTTTCCAGAAAAAGTAAAATGATCTTTCTCTCACTTGTGGTAATCCATGGAGTAATGATTTTGTTCTATATACAGTCATGGTATATCCATTAGATTTACCAATATTTCGCAATTGATTTCTAACATTATCTCCTATCTTAGAAGCAAAACCAGGAGCGTTTTCTCCCCAAAAAACTTTGGGTTTCAAATCACCAAGAACAAATTTAGCAGTTTCAATCATCCACTTATTGTTATCATTATGATCTCCATAACCATGAGATAACGTAGATAATCCAGCACAAGGACAAACGCTGTTAATAACATCCACTGAATATGGAACTTTACCATCATCGTCTAGAACAATATATGGTACATCTTTCAAATAATTAACAAGATGCGAATCATTATTCTTAAATGCTTTGTACGATAAAAGATACTCTGGTCTAGAACCAAATGCATTCATCTGACCAATTGTTTCACCACCAATCAATGGTACAATACTAGCGTGTTTCATGTAAAACCTTTAATATTTCTTGTTTTTGTTTTTCTTTATCCAGAGGATGATTATCGTACAAACATTCTTTTTGACGAATAGCTAACGTTTTTAATTCTTCAAAAGATGAATTTTCAATTTTTTCGATAGTATTTCCAACAAAAGCTTCACCATAGATAGATCCTTCTTTATCAGAACAGAGAAGAATAGATTCCACGTCAGCGACTTGTTGTACTCTCGAACGCCACCAGCCAGATCCTTCATGATAATATGTTGGCATCAGACAACCCCAGTTTTTATCATAAATCTTGCACATCTCTGGTTCTGTTACTCTTTCAGATTTATATACGCCTCTTTTTGCTCCATATTGTTTTACTTCCCAAGATGGATTTTGGAGTTTAAGCCATTTCTGCGTTTTCATTTGAATGAGAGATGAAAATACCCAAGCCTTTTCTTTATTCTCAAATAATGTTTTATTACTACCAAAGAATGACGTTAACTTATTCGTTTCACCATAATTATTCTCCGGCCTACGATTCAAGTTATATGGATTTGGATTATAAGTGTAAGTAGATCCTTTCCAATCTAATCCAAACTTATTAACATCTCCACCATAGAAAGCACAAATTAACAATCTATTTTCTTTTGAATTAACAATTTTCACAGCATCAATATAAGTTTGCTTTTGAGATTTGATGAATTCTTGAGATTCTTTGCCGGCGTAAAGATCAAAAAGATACTGTCTAAAAGCTTTTTCTGGTTGATTAATCAAATCATATTCATAAGCAGAAAAACTATTAAATACCTGATCGACTTGCCAGTCGTCAAATGCCAGTATGCAATCTGGTCTTGCAGCAACCGCGTATAAACCAGTGAAAAGTCTTTGGCAGAATGATTGGATTGAATGAAGATAGACTATTACATCATCATAATGAGAAATGTCTTCTCCATGTTCTACTGGTCTCTGTTCAACAATATATCCCATATCTTCTAAACATCGAATCAAAGAATAATGTGAATTAAGGATTTTTAATTGCTTTTTGAGAAAGTAATCGCGTTGTACCTGTTCAGCATTGAATCCAGTAATCAGAATTTTTTTCATGATGATAGATATCTCCTACATTCTTCAAGTTTAATCAATTCAAAGTTAGAATCATTCAATAGTCTATTTAATGGCGATGGATGTGGTAGAGTAAAATGCTGTTTATTTATGAGACTTAAAGAATGAGATACGAACTTTCCGAGTGCAATAGTTTTGTCATGCTTTTCAGTAATTCTGATTAATCTATCGTAATCAATCATGTTCTTGTGATATTTTCCAGTATTTTCAATAACATTAAAAAACGTATAATCTACATCGAGATACAAAATCCATTTTTGCAATCTATCATATGCTGAATTTTTCCTTATCCTTTGAACTGAAGATGGATTAATCCCTAAGATCAACGTATTCATAATCTATTCCTACTTCATCAAACATGTTTTTTGATTGATCGAATGATTCTTTCCACTTTTCTGGAGTATTAATATCAAATGGCATAATTACTTTTTTGATTCCAACCTGTATTACACCTTTTGCACATTCAGAACAAATTGGAAGTCCATAGACGTATAAAGTAGAATTTTTTAAAGATACACCATTGTGTGTAGCATTGTATATACAATTCATTTCCGCGTGTACTACATATTTGTATTTAAGTTCTCGAGTATTTAATCTTTCATAAGTGTCTGAAATCTGCCTTGGAAGTCCATTATATCCAGTAGCAAGAATTTGTCCAATATCTCCAATAGCAATAGCACCAACTGAAGTAGATGGATCTTTACTCCATTCTGATATATGTTTCGCTAATCTAAGATACTTCTTATGCCATGATAATGAAATACTCATCTATATACACCATTGTAGTTCTTTTTCAAAACATTAATTTCGTTAGTTTTCGAAAAATGATCTATCAGATAAAAGTGCCTTTCATAAACATGCAGAGATCCTACTTGCCAGATGATTGGTCCTTTATTGATTGATAATTCTTCACAAAGCAGTGTTTGAACATGATCTTGCCAAGATCTATCATTGCGATAACCAAATATTAAATCATTGCTTCTCATTTGGACAATACAATAAAGCATATCATTACGAATAATGTATTGTACTGAATTTGTACACATGAAGTCACTTCGACCATTTTTATTATAATCTAACCACATTGATGGTCTTGTATAGATCATAATAGCTCGACGAGAATTTGGATTCTTTTTTAGTTCATTAAGAACATTCTTATATTGGTTAAAATTGTCAGAATGCCAGATAGCCCATCCATAATTAGAATTTATCATTCCATCAGAATCAGCAACTGACATCCAGATTTCTGGTGGGCTTGTTTCTTGTTTAATACCACCCGGCATATCATTAACATTCAATGACATTGATTTGTACCAATCAAGTTCTCTTTGAATATAATCGTGATTTAAAGAACCAAAGATGCACTCTTCATTGGCAAGAAAAGAAGCACCAATCATTTCAAGAGTTTTAACACCAGTTTTATCAACAACAAATCTTTTGTTTTTTAATTCATTAACGAAATATTCTCGAATATCAATCGCGATTTGCATGTTGACCATCCATTTTACCTTCAGCAAATTCGATAAAAAAAGAAGCATAATTAATCAAATCACGCGCAGTATCATCAATACTTTCGAAATTTGGTGTTTCATCATTAAGAAGTAGCGACTTAAGTCTAGTCATTTTTTGATGCATCATTACCCAAATATCCTGTAATCCATTTGGGTAATATTCTGCCTGTGGCACTCTATTATAGTCTTTACCTTTCTTTCGCATAAGTTCAGCGCATTCATTGAGTACTTCAATAGCTCGACGTTCAGACATATTCATTCTCCAATAAAAATAACGCGCGATCATTATGATGATCATAATATAATTCATCTTTATTGTACATAGATCTATGTACATGACGATTAAAATCTTTAATTAAAGCAATAAGCATCCATTTAACAGATACGTTTTTATTGGTCTTTTCATAATCACCGACAATTAAAAGATCTAGAATATCTAGATTCTTTCTCATTGTTTGTACTTGTTGCTGATAGAATGAAAACCATTTAGTAGTTTCTGTAATTTTGCATCTTTTAACTTCTGCTTTCATTGAGTGCCATTCTACATCCCAAGCGTATGTGTATCTATCTGATGCATCAAATTCTTGATTATTTAGAATTGCTCCTTGTAGAAATAATGCATGTTCTAAGAAAACACCACATTCAACCTGAGCAATCTTTTGTTCAAGAGTATTACCATTGCGTCGAAATGGACACATATACGTGTTAATAGCAATATGATCACGGCGGTCTATTAATTCCGCCGTGATCTCAAAATTAATTGGTTTTGGCATTATTTGCCGTAATAAGTCTTTTTCCATTCAGAATCAATCACTCCTAGACCATGACCAGAAAGATAAGTGTACCACATGATTCGGCAAACTTCTTTAGAAGATTTTGCTTTATTGATATCAAAAATAAGGCGATTAACAACTGATTTCTTAGTACCATTCATATTAGTTTGAATAATATTAATAGCATTAGAACGAGCAACAGGAAGATCGTTATTTTCAAGAGAACGAAGTACATCAAGATCAAAATCATTCTTCATAGGAAGTCTCCTCTATTTGTTGATCTTGAAAAGATTATACAACATTTTTCTGATGTTGTCAACGTTTATAAATGTACATGTCAGCGTATTGAGCATCTTTCAAGTGGATGCACTGAGCACGATTCCGCATGATGCCGCTCTTACGATATTTCCATGCATTTTCGTTATCTTTACCAAGACGGCCTTGGAGCTTGATATAAAAACCAGTACCCCTGATAGAATCACGAAATTCTTTAATAAGAGCCTGACCTTCCGGTTCATGATGATTAACAGTGCCAAGATAAGCGGTGGTGCGCATCTTTTTCTCCATATGCTTGATCATGATATACTTATACAATCAAATCGTATCAGTGTCAACTGTCTTTTTTAACAAATTTCAAAAGACCAATATTGTCAGCATGTGATGGAGCTTGCCATCTTTCTGGTTTAATCAAATCTGGTAGTCCAAGCGGATTTGGTCTGGAAGATTTAATGCCAACTTCTTTTATCATATTGGCTGAATGAACATTATCCCATGCTTTATATGAATTAATATCAAACGAATCAAGAGTTCCGATGGCAACTACACAAAGATCAATTAATGCATCAACGATATCTTCAGCATTTGATGCTTCTTTCATTTCATCTAGTTCTTCTTGCAAGAATTTGATACGAAATTCTAAGAAAGCTTTTAATTTTTCAGAATCAAATTCTCGCACTTTTTCATTAACACCAAATTTTTCATGCATCTCAGCAATATCTTTAACCCAATCTTTTGACATATATTATCCTTTAAAATCAGATTGTTTATAATTAAACCCAACTTCTTTTGCTCTACGAATAGCTAATTCAATCGCAAGTCTTGAATGTTCATGGTGAAAAAGTATACCATCCAGATGATCCATCTCATGCTGAAATAGTCTAGCACTTAGACCAATCAATTTACGAGTAACTACTTCTTTATTGGGTTGAGTATACCTTACTTTAATAGCTTTTGGTCGTTTTTTCTTCAAAACAAATGATGGATATGAACAGCATACTTCTTCAAGATATTCTGTATCAGAAGTTTTGTCAACTATTACTGGATTAAAGCAGCACATCATTGGTGTTCCACTAATAATGAATGCTCTGTATGGTAATCCAATTTGTTGTGCTGACAAACTAAAACAATTGAGTTTGATCATTGACTGAGCTAAAGTATGAGCCAATTCGTTTGGATCAATTACTGGATTATCAAAATCAAACCTTTCAGTTTTTTCAATTAGAATTGGATCATTATAATGAACGAGTGGTTTGCTTAGATCATTCATTATTGAACCTCAACTGTAACTGGAGCTAGACCAGAAGATACCATTCCAATTTGTTGTGCTGCTGCTTTAGATAGATCAATAATTCTGCCTTTGATGTATGGTCCACGATCATTGATAGTTACAACAACAGATTTGCCATTTCTTTTATTTGTGACTTTAACTTTAGATCCACATTTAAGCGTTTTGTGCGCTGCAGTCATCGCATTAGGATTGAATCTTCCGCCACACGCAACAGCTTGTGGTTGCCAATAAAATGATGCGATTCCTGCTTGAAATAGTCTACTAATATCTCCAATAATAGGAATGGAATCGATTTGTTTTCTGACTGATACAGTTTTAGTTTTCTTTTTGTATGTTTTTGAAACTTTTGATTTTTCTGGTGAATCAAAACATGGCCATTCACAATATGCATTTGCTGGGGTAGCAATAATTAGTGCTAGTAGGATAGCAATTACCATATAGAATTTATTTGCACCAGTCATTTTTCTGTCCTTTTCCATTGTACGAGACTGCGTATTTTTGTTCAATTAACATTGAACTTAGTGTTTTTCCATCAATTAGAATATCACCAAGAACTCTTCCACCATACTTATCCCATTTCTTAATATCAACTAGAATCTTTTTTCCGTTGGAAATTTGTTGTTCTACAAATAGTTTTGCGCGAAGACTCATCTGTTCTTCTTTATCGCATTTGGCATTTTTGCCTTTTTCCGGTGTATCAACTCCTAATACTCTCAATTTAAGAAATTGACCAAGTTCTTCAATCAAGAATGGTGCTTTGAACTCGACAGTGTCGCCATCAATTACTCTAGTAATAGTAAATTCTCTTGGTTTAGCAATTGAATGTGATACTGATAAAACCAATAAAAGTGCACTAATAATATATTTCATCTAACCTCCTCGGCTATCCTGCTAAAATTCTTGATTTTTTCAAATCTAATAGTTTTATCAAATTTGTCCATAATCTGATCTGTTTTATGACTAATAATAAACACATTGTTTTCTTTAGTAAATTGTGATATAATATTAAGAAATTCATCAGTACCAGATGAATCCAATGATCCATCCATCACTTCATCTAGAATTAATAGATTTATTGAAGAAGAATTTCTAAGTTTGGCTATTTCTCTCCACGTGAACAATAATGCCAAATCAATTCTAGTCTTTTCTCCTTCCGAAAATGAACTATATGAGAATTCATCGCGATGACGCGATTTTATCTTTTCATTGAAATTCTCATCAATCTCGAATTTACAGAAAAATTCCATCCGATCTAGATATTGATTGATACACTTATTTATTACTGGAATATATTGCTTAATGATTTGTGTTTTGATACCATCATCCTTCAACATCATCAAAGCAACGTTATTAAGTTCTCTTTCTTCAAGTAAAACTTTCTTTTTTTCAATAAGTTCAGTTATTTGATCATAATATGATTGATCATCAACAACTTCTGGTATACTGGATAGTTTGCTATTCTGGTCTAATAAAGATTTTATGCTTCGATTATTCACGATAATCGAATTATTATTCAATTGAATAACTCGATTAAGTTCATTTATTTTTTGATTTAATAATTCAAATTTTTCTAATTTAGCTTTAGTTTCTAACAGAACAGTATTCAACTTATCAAGTTTGCTTTGATTGTCATCAATGCTTTTATTAAGTTCATCAATTTTTAGTTCTTTAAATGAACTATCAATAGTTTGTTCGCACGTTGAGCACTTAGTAGATTTTTCATAAAAAACAATTTCTGATGAATATTGTTCATTATGATCTTTTAGTTTATTGATTGTCGAATTAATTTTAGTCAACTTTTCTGTAGTATTATTGATTAACTTATATTGTTCTTGTAATTTAGTGAGTTTGCTTGAATGTTTTGAATTTTCATTTTCAAGTTTTGAGTTAATACTATTGTATTCAATAATTTGAATATTGTTATTATTGATAGTTTCTTCATTTTGAAGTTTTAGTTGTTCTTTATGTTTGTTATTAACTTCAATTAGTTTCTGACATATCTCAAGATTTTTTTCAGTTTCTGACAATTCAGCTTTATTCTTGGCAATTTTATCTTTAAGAATAGTATTCATTGTTGTAAAGATTTGAATATCAAGTAGATCTTCAATGAAATTTCTTCTGGCTGATGCTGGTAATTGCATGAATGGCGTAAAATTAGCAGAACCAAGTATTACTCTTTGACAAAAAGATTTATAATTGATCTTGAGTATTGTTTTTTCAAGTATCTCTTGAAAATCCTTTGATTCTGCTGACTGATTTAAAAACTTACCATTTTTGTGTATTTCAAAAATGGCAGGTTTAATACCTCGTCTGACAAGATATTCATCTGTATTTACTGAAAATTCAATTTCTGTCAATAGATTTTTATTAGTGATTGAATTAATGATTTGCGATTTATTGATATTTCTAAATGGTTTTCCGAACAAAGCAAAACATATAGTATCAGTTACTGTTGATTTACCTTCTCCATTTTTACCATAAAGTAACACAGTTTTATGACTATTTAGATCAATTTCAGTAAATATATTTCCAGTAGACAAAAAATTCTTGTATCTAATTTTTTTCAAAATGATCATCAATATATCCTAATTATTGATTTCAGTATCAAGTGCTTGATTATATAGATCAGATATTAGTACTTTAAGCTTTGATTTGTCAACATTAATTTCCAGTTTATCTATATTTTTAACAATTAACGATTTAGTATCTTCAACTTCAGTTTTTTCTTCAATTTCGTATTCAAGTTCAATATGATCATTAATTTTTAAATCGTATGGATTATAAGATTCAATTTTATCGATTACCATATCAAAAGTATATGGATTTGTTTTATTAATTACATCAACTTTCACAAACGAATCTTTGATAATTGTTTCATCTAAAGCAGAAATTATATCATCAAAACTTTTGTTTTCATCGTTGTACGTAATTCTATTAAACAACGAGTATGGATTTTTGATAAATTCAAGTTCTCTAGATTTCAAATCAAAGACATGAAATCCTCTATCAAATCCATGATCTGACCAAGTCATTTCATAAGGAGCGCCAAGATAATGTATATTATCATTTGATGACTTATGATGAAAATGACCAGAAAACACTTGATCAAATTTATTAAACGTTGTTTTGCTTAGACCATGATCACATATAGATCCTTTATACATCTCAAAACCAGTGATTTCAAGATGGCCAAAACATAATTCTGCACTTGTGGAGTTAATCAAGTCAAATGTTTTTTCAGTATTTTCCTGATTAATCCATGGTATCAAAGCAAGTTTGATAGAATTAATTTCAATTTCGATTGGATCGATATAAACATCAAAATTGTATTCTTTTAGTAGATTATCCAGTGCATTAACTTTATTACTTGATTTATAGAATACATCGTGGTTTCCAGCAATAATAATCATTTTTTGTGATGAATCGATCTTATCAAGAAATGATTCTTTCATTATTGAAAGTGTATTGAAGTTGATAAATTTGCGACGATCTACTAGATCACCAAGATGTAGTATTGTTTTGATTTTTTTAGAATTAATTGTCGGAAAAAAGGCGTTTTCAAAGAATTTTTTTTGGTGTTCGAGAAAGATGTTTGAATCTCCTCGAACACCAAAATGTGTGTCACATATAATAGCTATTTTTGTCAAGTGTCACCTCAGCGACGATTAGAATTTTTATTCTTGAATCGTTTGATATTTTCATCACACGCGTCTCTAATGCGTTCAAGCATTAGGCAATAGATATCACGCTGATGATGCGGACTTTTATTATCATTTACTTTATCAATATATTCTACTATAATAGCTGGAAGTTGATTTCTTTTTTGTTCATTAGTCATTTTTTACCTCTACAAAAAACCTATTAACAGAGTTTGCTACTGTACCAGGCTTCTTCTTGACTGTCAACTGATTTTCGTAATCTTTTACAAAAGAATTACTTATATCGTTAAGATCAACAGTCTTAAGCTCATTATTTATGATCATATCAGTTAATTGGAGATTCTCAAAATTCTTAATTTTTACATAATGTTGTTTCTTTTCTTTTTGTATTCTTCTAATAAAAGCAAATTTAATGATCTGAGTAAAATAAGCGAATGGATTATTAGATTTTTCTGGATTAAAGTTATGTAGATACATTAAACAATTTTCAATACCATCACTAATCATTTCTTCTTTGAAAGAATAACCAGAAAAATTTGGTTTATTAGCCAATCTATTAGCAATCAATAGAATACATTCGCCAATGTAATTAGATACTTTTGGTGGTTCTTCTCCTTTATTTTTTGCAATAGAGTAACCTTCAACGTATATTTTCATTTCTTTCAAAAGATCTGGATTGTTTACGTAATTTTTTTTCATGATGCATTTTTCCGTTGACAACATTTTTCATTGATGTATAATAGAGTTATCGGTTTAATGAATTAGTTTAGATTCTACTTTAAAGATAGATTGATTAAATTCTTCTTCATCTAGACTATCAATTAATAGTTCAACCATTCTTTGATTAACTTGTGTGATTTCATCTAATAGATACTTTTCATGTTTGTCAGTAAATTGTTTTGATAGTTTGTAATAACTTTCAATTACTTCATTGACTTGATACTTGACAAGTATATGGTTTTTACTGAATTCATAAGTTGACTTTTTACTGAAAGGAGTATATGGAGTTAATAGTACAGTAGATTTGCCTTCTTCATTTGGAACTTCTTCGATACATAGTGGTTGTTCTAATTCAACAATTATTTGATCTTCAAATAAAACATTAGCAATAAATTCTTGACCATTGACTAACTTGAAATAGTATATATTATCCATTACTTCAACTCCACGTTATGAACTTTATAAGAGAATTGCTCTTGCTGATAGATTTTCAATCTTTCAAAAAAATGAATTAATGTATAATTATACTTTTTCTTTATTGAAAAGTTGTCAACAATATCGTATAGAATAGCATTTGTTTTTGAATCACTTTTTCTTAAAACACGACCAATAGATTGTAACGTTCTCACTCTAGATTTCGATGGCGAAGCAAATACAATATTATGTAAGTTCTTAATATTTATGCCAGTAGAAAAAACCTGTACACTGGCGACAATTATAGCGTCATCTTGTGATTCAATAACAGAACGAACATTGTTTCTTTCTTCACCATCAATTCCGCCATGGATGAAGTATACTGGTCTATCAGTGGAAGATTTGATTAAGTCATATAGTATTTTACCATGTTTTTCAACGAATTGAAACAAAATTAATGTGTTTCCAGAAATATTTGTTACTAACTTGCTAATGAAATTATTTCTTGCTTGATTGGTAACTATATAATCTAATTCTTGAGAATAATCATACGATTTGATAACATTTCTAATTTCTTCTGGATAATGTAACATCAAGCATTTGATTTTAAAATCTGATAAATGTTTTTGTTCGATTAACTCAGCTGTAGTTGTTACGTGTTTAATTGGACCAAATAGACCAGTAAGAACCAGAGCTGATACTTGACTACCATCAAGTGATCCAGTAAAACCGAATCTATATTGACAATTAACCATATTCGTCATAATTTTAGTAATAGATGATGCTTTTGCTAGATGTGCTTCATCACAAATCACGCAATCAAATTGATCATACCAATCTCTTGGCATTCTAAAAATAGATTGCCAGGTTGTACAACTAACTAAACAATCAGTTTCTTTATCTTTACCAGAATATATTTTATGAATTTCTTGATCATATCCATATGAGACAAAATCACTCGCCATTTGATGAACTAGACCCGTTGTTGGCGTAATGATTAAAGTTTTCTTGTTATAATATCTAGTCAATAGATAAATCATCAAACTTTTACCAGAACCTGTTGGACTTACAACTAAAGCTCTATTATTATTTACGCAATTAATAAATGTATTAAGCTGGTAGTCTCTTGGTTCAAATGGTAAATTTAATGTTTTAATAAAGTTATTGGCTTGATCTATAGAAAAATCGTTTTTATGAATTGCAATATCATGATCGCAATTATAATTACGTTTTTTGCAAAATTCTAGTATGTTATTGAATAATCCCGCATAGATTAGTTTAGTTCTTTGATCAAATAATCTAACAAATCCATCCCAAACACCACGTCTATACGCTGGCATGTATTGATAACCATTGACTCTAAACTTAAAAAACTCGGATAGTTCGTTTTCCAAACCATTATCCGAGCCAGTAACATGTATATGCGATTGGTTGTATTGTCTTACATAAATTGTATCCATTATCTCACTTTCTTTTGATTATCCTCCATTCATAAATTTTCGATCTTCAAGAATGTTTCGAAGAATGAAATTTCTTGTATTTATTGAATCGATAATAGACTTTAAATAAGCAACTTTTTCTTCTTGAATACCTATTTTAAGCTCCATATTAATCAAATCAGAATCAGCTTCAAGATAAGTTGAAACTTCACTTTTTAATATTTTACCTTGTGCTGGTATTTTCCATCCAAGTTTAACTTTTTCTTCAGTTGGATTAATCAAAAATTCATATTTTTCTAACTTCAATTTCTTATAATCTGTTCTATACTTATGAAGTAATATCTTTTCTTTTGAATATATGTTATAATACTTAGAATGTAATTGAGGTATCTTAATAGCTTCTTTTGAAATGTCGATACCAATAATACAATCTTCTGACCAAGATTGTTCAATCTGTTCAATTTTCATATCAATCTCCAACATAAAAGAATATTATAATACTAAGTTATTGATATGTCAACTATTAATTGCTAATCGTTGGATCATTTACAGATTTAATTGAGAAAGAAGTATAACGAAACGTTGCTGATGCTTCAAGAAATTCTACATCAGACCTTGTTGTGTCAAAAATAAGAGAAGATGTTGACACTGGAAACGCATCACGAAACAGCACCTCGTAAGTAGGAATTCTAGCATTAGAAAACATAATTAATGAAATGTCAGATACCAATCCTTCACCCGAAGTCTTTGGTTGATCTGCTAATGTTTTGTATTGTCTATAATTGTCTGGAAATCCAAGAGCTTTTATCCAATTATAGATTTCCATATAGTTATTCAAATCTTCATCGACTTTATATTGGATCATCAGATCATCA